GCAACGTTCACGATCACGCTCATTGTTCGGGCATCCGAATCCACACGTACGGGCCGCATTATTTTCGCACGTCGAGCGACCGCATCTGGGAGTGGGCAAATCGTTTCGGCGAGTTCTATCGGTACGAGGCTGCGATCCTTTCCGACATTCGCGGCGACCTCGTGGCGTGGCCGCTGTCGGCCGACTACATCCGTAAACGGATTGGCGAAGGGTGGACGGCTGAGTTCAGCGGCAAGCCCACCAATCTTGAGGAAGCGGCCTTGTCGCTCATGCCTCGGCAAATCTACGAGCAGTTCGTCAAGGAATACAACGAAAAGCAGTGGGGCGTTTCTTGCACGACACTAGGGCCAGAATTGTGCAAGCGATTCGACGTGCGCAGCGACGGCGACGGCAGGCTGACGCCAAATGCTAAACACCAAGGCATACCAGTAGAAGGCTACGCTGCATGGACTCGCCGCATGTTCGACGGCATCCCCGTCGTGATGAACTACGACTACCTGCTGCGACGAGACGAAATATCGGCCCGCAAGTGCCTTGTGTTTACGGGCCCCATTGACGAGTTTTTTGGGTTCGACCTTGGGCGACTTCAGTATCGAGGTCAGAAGCGGCATCACGAATACCACCCAAACGCTAACTATGTTCAGCGCCGTGGGCAGGTCAACAACCCGCTGCACTTTGGTGGGCCGCATGTTCGCACGCTAGAGTGGAAGCACATGATGCAACCGGACGTTGCGAATCGAATCACTGGCTCGGTCGTGACGACCGAGACGCCGTTCTCGCCAAGCGATCCTTCGGGGTACGAGTACCCGTTTCCCGATGCCGCAAACGCGCGGCTCTATGGGGAGTACCGATCCCGTGCTGACAGCATCGGCGGATTAATGATCGCCGGGAGGCTAGGTGAATACCGCTACTATGACATGGATCAAGCTATCGCAAGGTCGATGATGCTTGCGAACGAACTGCTTGGAAACGTCTGCGGACCATAGCAAAAAGAGAGAAGAACCATGGGCAAACGCGGCCCCGCCCCCGAACCGTCGATCCTCAAATACATTCGCGGCAACCCGAGCAAGGAGCCGCTCAACCACGCGGAGCCGACGCCCGAGTTGGTCGAGGACTTCGAGCCGCCGGAGGAGATCGCCGACGACTCGCTCGCCGTCAAGAAGTGGAAGCGGTCGGTGCCCGTGCTGCGGCGGATGCGAGTGTTCACCGAGGCCGATCTTGACGCGTGGGTTCTCTACTGCCGTACGTGGGCGAACTGGATGCGTGCGAAGGCGAAGTGCGACCGGTTCGGTCGCGACAATGTTTCGTACGAAGTCGACCCGACACGAAACGACGGGAAACTCAGAATCAAATGGACGCAGCCGTTCACGTGGGCGGTCGACGAGAAGAACCTCGCAACCGACCTGCGCCGCCTCCAGCAAGAGTTCGGCATGACGCCGAGCAGCAGGTCACAGGTGACAATCCATGACAGCCCTGCCGAAGACCCGGTTGCAGCCTATATCAAAAAGCGAGGCGACAGAACGGGGGCTTGACTACTACTTCAACACGACGCGTGCCGAACACGCGTTGGAGTTCTTCGGCGGCTGGCTGCGGCACTCGAAGGGGAGGTTCGCGGGCAAGCCGTTCGACCTCCTGCCGTGGCAGCAGGAGTTGATCGCAGAGTTGTTTGGCTGGCTCCGCGTCGCGGACGACACGCGGCGGTACCGCGTCGCCTACATCTCGACGGCGAAGAAGTCTGGCAAGTCGACGCTGCTTGCTGGCATCGGCCTCTATCTGCTTGTCATGGACGGCGAGAACGGGGCTGAGGTCTACGGAGCGGCTGCGGATCGTGAGCAGGCCTCTGTCGTCTACAGAGAAGCCGCGAGCATGGTGCGAGCCTCGCCACAACTCTCCCGCGTCCTCGAAGTCATCGACTCCCGCCGAACGATTGCCTACCGGAAGGAGGCGTCGTTCTATCGCGTCCTGTCAGCCGACGCGTTCCGCGCGGAAGGCCTCAATATCCACGGGCTTTTGTTCGATGAACTCCACAGCCAAAAAGACCGGCGTTTATGGGATTCGCTTCGGTACGGCGGCGCGGCGAGGAGTCAGCCACTCCTTGTGTCGATCTCGACAGCGGGCTACGACCGGCGAAGCATCTGCCACGAACAGTACCGCTACGCCAAGGCGACGCTCGCAAACTGGAAACACGACCCGACATTCTTCCCGCTCATCTACGAGATGGAGGAGGGGGCCGACTGGAAGGACTCCGGCGTGTGGCCGCAGGCGAACCCGTCGTGGGGCGTGACGATCAAGCCCGAGGACTTCGCCGCCGACGTCCGCGAGGCGGAAGCAAGCCCGACCAAGACAAATGCTTTCCTTCGATACCGGATGAATACGTGGACGACCTCCGACGTTCGGTGGTTCAAGCCGGAGTCTTGGGAGGCGGGCTCGATCCCGTTGCGGGCCTTCGGCGACCGCCCGGTGTACGCGGGCCTCGACCTTGCCAGCACGTTTGACCTCACGGCCCTCGTCCTTGCCTGCCCTGACCCCGAGGATCAGACCGTCGACGTGCTGCCGTTCTTCTGGATTCCAGAGGCGAACCTCGTCGACCGAATCCAGCGGGACAAGGTGCCGTACGACGCGTTCCTGCGGGACGGGCATATCAGGTCCACGGACGGGAACGTCACCGACTACACGGTGCTGCACCGCGACATCCTGCAAATCTGCCAGCAATACAACGTGCGGCAACTCGCGGTGGACATGAAGCACAACGCCGCGATGCTCGCCAATATGCTGCAAGGGGACGGGGTCGAGGTGCGAGGATACCCACAGGGCGGGCGCGCGATGAGCGCGCCAGCCAAGACCTTGGAGAACTACGTGCTGGGCGGTCGCATCCGCCACGCGGGCCACCCTGTGCTTGCGTGGTGTGCGAACAATGTGGCGGTCGCCGAGGACAAGTTCGGCAACATCTACCCGAGCAAGGCAAAGTCCACCGAACGCATCGACGGCATCGTCGCACTCTGTCAGGCCATCGGGTGCTGGCTGGGCAACGAGCAGACGCCAACCAAGACCCCCGAAATCTTCTGGATATGATCGCACCCAACTTGCAGCACCGAATTCTGTGGCTCCCCGGCGAGGAGCGTTCGTGGGACGGCGACGACGGCGGGAGCCGCAGCCCGGCGGGAGTCCGCATCACTGCGGAGAACGCAACGGCGGTCGCGGCGGTGTTCGCCTGTCTCCGCATCCTTGGCGAGACGGTCGCCAGCCTCCCGCTCCACGTCCTCGAGCGGCTGGACGGCGGCGGCAAGCGGCAGGCAAAGGAACTGCCCCTCTACCGCAAACTGCACTCGCAGCCGAACTCATGGCAGACGAGTTTCGAGTGGCGGGAGCAGGCGGTGTTTCACGTCGGTCTGTGGGGCGACGCCTTCTCGGAGTTGGTGCCCGGCCCGTCCGGTGCCATCGACCAGATCGTGCCGCTGCACCCGAGCCGCATGAAAGTCGAGACGCTGGAGAACGGGCGGCTGCGGTACACCTACCGCGAGGCGAAGGGGAAGCAGACCGTCTACAACGACGAGCAAATTCTCCACGTTCGCGGACCGAGCGACGACGGCGTTCACGGCATGAGCATCGTCGAGGAGTGCCGCGAGGCGGTCGCGCTGGCACGGGCCTGCGAAGTCCACGGGGCGAGGTTCTTCGGTGCCGGGGCGCGTCCCGGTTTCATCCTCTCGACCGACAACAACCTCGACTCGACTGCGAGGAAGGAACTCGCGGACGGCTGGAACCGCAAGCACCGCGGGCCGCACAACGCCTTCGAAACGGCAGTCCTCACGGGTGGCCTCAAGCCGTTCGAAATCCCCTACGCCAGCAACAGCGAGTCGCAATTTTTGGAATTGCGGTCGTATCAGTTGGCTGAGATCGCACGACTCTTTCGGGTACCTATGCACCTGCTTGGCGTGCTGGCTGGCCCGTATGGCTCCGTCGAGCAGGCGGGCCTCGACTTCGTGCAGCACACCATCCTGCCGTGGTTGAGGAGGTTCGAGTCGGCGTTCGGCCGCGACCTCATGCCCGACGACGAGACACGCGACCGCTACCAGATTTCGTTCGACGTGCGTGGCCTGCTTCGCGGCGACGCCTCGTCGCGGGCGTCGTACTACCGCGCTATGTGGGACATCGGCGCACTTTCCACGAATGACATCTTGGAACTAGAAGACCGCAACCCGGTCGAAGGCGGCGACCAGCGGTATCGCCCACTCAACATGGGCACGCTCGGTGCCGACCCGACCGCCGCCGACGTGCTGGCACAACAGCAGCCCGGCAGCGGCATCGACGGGCAGGCTGTCGCCGGTGGCGTCGACGCGGAGCCTGCGGCTCCGCAGGTCGCCGACGTGTCGCTCAACGGGGCGCAGATCACAGGCCTCATCGCGATTGTCTCGCAAGTCCCTGCGGGCCTCATTACGAAGGACGGGGCTGCGGCACTCATTGCAGCGTCTTTCCCAAGTATCAACGCGCAGCAGATCACAGCGATTCTTGCTGGCGTGAACGAGAACGCCCCGCAGCCAACGCAAGCAGCACCTTTACCCGTGCCGCAGCGGGCGGCTCCCGGCACCGTAGCCGAAGGCGACTGGGTGACTTTTGGCAGCGGCCTCGTCGGCCGCGTCGACCACGTGATGACCGAAGGCGTGCTGAACCTCGGCGACGTGGAAATGACCGCGACCGCCGACGACCCGGCGATGCTCGTCAGCGTGTGGGAAGGCGGCGAGTTCGTCGGCCAGCAAGCCGTCAAGGTCGCCGACGCCACGAAGGCCGACGCCCCGCCACAGGCCCGCAGCGCGAAGTCACGGAGGCGGAAGCGTGGCGGGTAAGTACGACCATAT